ATCCAGACCGGCCAAGTTCTTATGGAAGGGGTGGCGGATGTCACCGCCGCTGCGGCAGTTGTTTATCTGGCTTCCGCCGCCATAGAAGGCGCGGGGGCTGTCACTGTTATCGGCGGGCTATTGCAGACCGCTTCCGCCCTTCTGGTGGCTTCTGGGGCGGTCCAAATCTCCGCCAGCATCAAGTGGACCCAAGTGCCTGATGGCACAGAAATCTGGAACCAAACCGCCGATTCTGCTACAACATGGACGCCGGTTGCTGCCGGGTCTGAGACTTGGACAAGGGTGCAATAAATGGCTGATACCACCACAACCAACCTGGGGCTTACTAAGCCGGAAGTTGGCGCTTCAGCGGATAGCTGGGGCGGCAAGCTGAATACCGATATGGACCTGATTGATGCCGTTTTTGCGGCTAATGGTGGCGGTACGGCGGTAAGTATTAAAATTGGCACCTTGGCTAAGTTTGTTGGCTCTACCTCTGGCAGTATTAATCTTCAGGCAACAGCGATAGCGGGTAGCAATACGCTAACACTACCAGCGGTGACAGCTAAGGTTGACGCTTTCCCATCTGGTACGGTGATGTTGTTTGCCCAGACGGCGGCTCCTACTGGCTGGACAAAATCAACCACGCATAATGATAAGGCTTTGCGGGTTGTTTCTGGTGCGGCTGGATCGGGTGGAAGCCTAGCTTTCACGGCGGCTTTTGCTTCTCAAGCGGTGGCTGGGACGGTTGGTGCAACTACCCTCACAGCGTCCCAAATCCCAGCACACACCCACACTGGCACTAGTGATTCAACCACAATTTCTGGAAGTTTTGGCCCATTCAGGCAAAGCCTTGGTCCCGCTGCCACGGCAAGTGCTTCTGGAGTATTTACAACTTACGCGGGCGGCACATCTGGCGATGCTAATAATGGAAGTTCGCAAGTTGTTGGAATAAATATGAGTGCGCCACACACCCATACTTTCACAACATCTTCGATTGGTGGTGGTGGTTCTCACACTCACTCCTTCACTGGAACTGCCATTGATCTTTCTGTGGCTTATGTCGATGTAATTTTGGCGGCTAAAGACTAATGAAAATTGAAGCCAAAAATAACTGCCCACTTGATGGATTTAATCCATGTCGGAAGTTGGATTGCGCTTGGTTTATCCAAGTTCGCGGTATCAATCCAAATACCGGAAAAGAGATAGATGAGTGGGCTTGTTCAATGACTTGGCTTCCAGTTCTTATGATCGAAAACAGCCAACAGCAGCGCCAAACTGGCGCAGCAGTTGAAAGTTTTCGGAATGAGATGGTTCGATCAAATGAAAAGACTGGGCAAATACTTCTGGCCGCAAGCGGGCAGAAATTGATAGAGGGTTGAGCCATGGCGATTGATCACAATGAAGCCGCAAAGCACGTTGTTGACGCAATTTCAGTGGCTACGGTTATTGGAACGCTGGCCCAAATCCTGCCCGCCATTGCGGCAGCTTTCACAATAATTTGGACTGCTATTCGGATTTATGAAACCAAGACTGTCCAATCCATTTTGAAATGGAAGCGGTGAAGCGCGATGCCGTACATTCCACTCAAAATTCCGCCGGGTATTTATCGCCAGGGAACCGAATACCAAGCCGCCGGGCGATGGTATGATGCCAATTTGGTGCGCTGGACTGAAGGCACTGTGCGCCCAGTTGGTGGGTGGAATAAGCGGCAGTATGCTTCGGGTGGGGTTTATTCAAACATCCAAGTTACCGGAGCCATGCGGGGGCTTCACACTTGGCGTTCCAACAATGGGACAGCCTGGGCCGCTGCTGGCGGTGCTGCCAAGCTGTATGCGCTGAAGGCCAGCACTGCGCCAGAAAACATCACGCCGATTAGGGCAAGTGGCACTCTCACCAATGCCTTCAGCACTGTGTCTGGTTCAAAGACTGTCACAGTCTCCCAGGCTGGGCATGGGCTGACTACCGGCGACACGGCGAACTTCACTGCTGGCACTGCTATCGGAACAAGTGGCGTCACACTGGCTGGTGATTATATCGTCACAGTGACCAGCGCTTCGGTCTATACTGTCCAATACGCCAGCAACGCGGCAACCACCCAGACATCTTTGGGAAGCGCGAATTACGCCTATGAAATTTCTGTGGGACGCGCAGACAGCCAGAATGCGAATGGCTATGGCGTTTGGGTTTATGGGGCTAGTACTTATGGAACCCCGCGCCCGCAGTTAAATTCATCTGGCATTTTGGATGCCTCCACATGGGCGCTTGATAACTGGGGCGAATATCTGCTGGCTTGCCGGTCTGATAATGGTCACATCTATGAATGGAACCTTGGTGCATCCACCAGGGCGGCGATTGTCGCAAATGCGCCGTCGCAGAATAAATCCATTGTTGTCACCAATGAGCGGTTTGTCTTCGCGCTTGGCGCTGGGGGCAATGGGCGCAAGGTGCAGTGGTGCGATCAGGAAAACAACACCTTATGGACACCAGCCGCCACCAATCAGGCAGGCGATTATGAATTGGCGACATCAGGCGTGTTGGTGTGCGGTGAGCGCACCCGTTACGGAACTTTCCTGCTAACCACCACTGATGCCCATTTGGCTTCATATCGCGGTCCGCCTTATGTCTATGGCTTCGAGCGGGCGGGCGCAGGCTGTGGCGTGATTGGTCCCCAGGCTTCAACCAGCCTGGATAATGGTGTGGCATGGATGGGCCAGGGGGCGTTTTTCATCTTTGACGGGACGGTGAAGAAGCTTGATTCCACTGTCAGCGATTATGTCTTCAGCCGGATCAATTATTCGCAAACAGCCAAAATCACTGCCTGGGTAAATGCGGATTATCAGGAAGTGTGGTGGCATTATCCTTCGGAAGGTTCTTCTGAATGTGATAGTTATGTGGTCTGGAATTTCCGCGAAAACACTTGGATGATTGGCGCCCTGTCCCGCACCATTGGGATCGCCAATGGTGTGTTTGAATATCCGTTGATGTTCGATCCCTCTGGGTACTTCTATGATCATGAAATCGGCTACAACTATGATGGGGCTTTGATTTACGCTGAAAGCGGCCCAATGGAGTTCGGGAATGGCGATCAAATCATGGTTGCTAAGCAAGTGGTGCCGGATGAAAACACGCAGGGCAGCGTGCGGGTGAAGTTTAAAACCAAGTTCGCGCCGGAAGGTGCGGAAACCACCCATGGCCCATATACCATTTCTTCCAAATATACGGATGTCCGTTTCAGTGGGCGCCAGATCGCTTTTCGGATCGAAGCTGTTGATCTCGGGGATTGGCGAGTGGGGAACTTCCGTATTGACGCGCAGCCAGGATCACGCCGATGAAATTGCCAGTCTCCAGGCCGGTTTACACGCAGACAGATGATCAGACCGCCCGCTCAATGTTGGAGCGGGCTGATGGTGAAAACCACAAGCGAAATGTTGATATTGAGGTTTCGCCGGGTCGGTTGATCATCAAGAGCGCAGATGGAACCCGGTGGGATGTTCATGTGGACAATAACGGACAAGTGCGGGCGCAGTTGGCATGACGGATTTTGATGCCCAATTCGAGCGGTGTTCCCATTGGTTGCAGGATGCCTTGGACTATGCGGGCAATTCCCATGAATTGACCCATGTTAAGGCGGGGATCAGGGCGGGGGATTACCAATTCTGGCCCGCGCCAGGGGCGGCGATTGTCACTGAAATCATCACTTATCCGAAGTTTTCTGTGCTTCATGCCTGGCTGGTGGCGGGCGATCTGGCGCAAATCAGGGACATGATCCCTTCCTTGGTTTCCTTCGCCCAGGCGCATTATTGCACCAAACTGACAGGAACCGGGCGCCGGGGCTGGGTTCGTGCTTTAAAAGACCTGGGTTTTAACGGTATAATGACCACAGTTTCCAAGGAGATCGCGCCATGAGTAAAGGCGGCGGAAAGCAGACCACATCCTCCACGCAGACCGTTGATCCCGAGTTCAAGCAGCGGGCGCTTGATGTTTATAGTCGCGCCGAGACTGCGGCGAACCGCCCATATCAGGCTTACACAGGCGAGATGGTGGCGGGCTTCACGCCACAGCAACAGCAGGCTTTTACGCAGTTCGGCCAAGCCGCTACCGCAGCCCAGCCAACTATCGCCCAGGCCCAGGAATTAGCCCGCCGGGCGGGGGCTTATCAGCCCCAGACTGTGGCGCAGGCGATGGAAGCCTATAAAAACCCCTATACCCAGCAAGTGATCGACACCACCCTGGCGGATATTGAACGCTCCCGCCAAATCGCCCAGGGCCAGGGTGCGGCCCAGGCATTGGCGGCAAAGGCTTTTGGTGGATCGCGCCAGGGTGTGGCGGAAGCTGAAACCAACCGGGCGGCTTTGGAGCAATCAGCCCGCACGGCGGCGCAGCTTCGATCTGCTGGGTTTGAGACTGCCGCCGGGCTTGGCGCCCGCGACATTACCGCAGCCCAGCAGGCAGAAGCGCAGAGGCTGGCGGCGGCGGGGCAGCTTGGGCAACTTGGTGCGGCAGAGCAGGCGGCACTTACGCAGGGCGCCCAGGCCCTGTTTGGTGCCGGTGGCGCACAGCAGCAGTTGGAGCAGGCGCGGCTTGAAGACGCTTACAAGAAGTTCGCGGAAGAGCAGGCGTATCCCTTGCAGCAGTTGCAGATCATGCAGCAGGCCCTTGGCTTCTTCCCAAATCCGATGAGTACCACTCAGACAACGCGCCAGACGCTTGGGCCAATGGATACACTCGGCAGGATTGGTGGAGCGGCGGCACAGGGGGCAACAGCCTTCGCGCTTCTGTGTTGGGTCGCCCGCGCCGTTTATGGTGTGGAAAACCCGCGCTGGTTGATGTTCCGCGCTTGGCTTCTGGAAGATGCGCCCAAGTGGTTGGTGCGCCTTTATATCCGCCACGGCGC